AAACGACGAACCGCAGGTCACTGGACCTCCCGAGTCCAGGCCTGCGGCCGTTGAGTGCGGGTTGGTTGGAACCTCGCCCACGGTAGCTACTGTGGCCTAAGTCTGGTTCCCACTGCAACTGCGGTAAGGTTCCTTACCGCATTCGGGCAACTGCGGTAAGGTTCGCGGCGACTGCGGTAATTTTTGTGAAGTCAGCTTTGGTCATTTTCGCCCAAGCTTCCGACAGCTCCGGTCACAGCCCGCGCGATGCCGCGAAGAGTTTCATCGCCCGAATCATGGCTGCCTGTCATCTGGATCCAAGAATAGACGTGGCCGCCGTCTGCCTTCACTTTGTTGAAGTGAGTTCCCTTGTCATTCGTCAAAATGACCGCCCCATAGGACAAGGCCGCGAGGAAAACGTCTGCCCTGTTCTTCGGCGTTCGATCCCCCCGCTCTTTGATGGTGCAACTCCCCACAAATGACACCATCGATTCAGATGCAAGCAAGCCTTGGCCAAACCCGGAGTAGGCTCCCCCACCCTCAGCAAAGCCGAAGATCCCCCGCCGCACAGATGATTCCAACAGTCGTTTTGCCACCAGTTTCTCGGACGCCGGAACCTTCTCGAGGGTGAGTGTGGTCCTATACTCCTCAGCCAAATCAGGGGTCACCGCCAAACGGAATGGCGAACCTGCGAAAGCAACAACGGGATCTATCCCTCGGGCCGCGAAAATGCAAAGGAAGTTGGTGTCGATGTAGATATCCATTTCCCCACCCCCGACTGAGTAGGCCAATTCTAAACCTACCTGTTGAACACCCTCCCGCTGAACTCCTTTCGTCCATCCTCCAGCGCCTGGCGCAGCGTTGCGGCAGCGATCCCGTACAAGCGCAGGTAGTCCCCCTTCCGCATCTTTGCTGCCTTGGCAGCATCCTGTGCGGCGATCTTCCCTTCGGGCCACACCAGGTCGTTCACCGCGTCCTGCAGCACCAGCCTCATGCGCCAGCGGTCAGCCGGGTCATCCATTCGCAGCGCAGACTTTGCGCCGCTGCGCCGCTGCCACTGAATCTGCCGCATCACACGCCTGGTCAGGGAGCGCCCCAGCGACGACAGGGACACCCCCTGCCCGCGCAGCGCCACCGCCAGCACGGCCTGCTTGGCCACCGAGTCACGCATCATCCCCACGGCACCGGCGATGTCGGCAGACGTCAGCGGCGGCATGGTTGACCGGCCGTCGGACGGCTCGCGGAAGCTCCCGCCTACCAGCATCCGGGCAATCAGCTCGAGCGGATCTCGCTCCAGGGTCGGCTCTGGCACCGGTACTCGGCCATGCACCACTCTGACCGCCGTTGGCGCCGGCATGTAGATCGGCCGGTGTGTCCACGCCCTGCGGGCGCTCTCTTCCGCATCTGCGCCAACATGCAGTTCTCCACGCGCGCTGCAGCGCGCGCAGACCACCTGCGCGGTGCGGCGGCTGCCGACGCCGCCCCGCGCGCGCATGCGCACGTCGTCGCTGCCGCAGTTGCCGCACGGCGTCAGGTCCACCGCGGGCGTGGCCACTGCCGACATCAGGCCACCTCACAGTTGCTGACCCAGCGGGACCGGCCGTCCTGCCAGACCTCCCAAAGGCTGCCGTCGACCTGGCACCTGATGGGGCCCTCCTTTCCTTCCAGGTACAGGTGGTGGGTTGCCTCGTCCAGGCTGAGGAATTTGGGAATCATCGGGAGGTCTCCATAGTTGAAACGTTGGTTGTTTCCAGGGCCACGCCCTGCTGTTGAAGGAACTGCTGGGCCAGCGCGCGCAACTGGTTCTCGCCTACGTCCAGGCGCTCCACCAGGTGTTCCCCGGGACTGCGCACGCCCTCGATCTGCTCGCGCTTCACCCCAAGGACGTCGGACACGATCGGGTCGCTGCCGCTGTCGGAGAGCAGGAAGTACGCCATGACCGGCTCTGCCTGGCCGTCGCGGTGCACACGGCCGATGCACTGCTCGTGGACGCCAGGCGACCAGTCCAGCTCACCGAACACCACGGTGCTGCACACGTGCTGCAGCCCGTCGATGCCAGCACCAGAGCGGAGGCTGATCAGCATCACCTGGCTGTCCCCGGTGATGAATGCCTCCTTCGCCGCCTGCTTCTGGTTCGGCGACTCGCTGCCGGTGTACATGACCGGGTTGTACGCAGCCAGCTTCTCCTGCCAGATGCTGTAGACCTCCCGGTGCCACCCGAACAGCAGCACCTTCTGGCCGCTTTCCAGCAACAGCCTGACGAACTCGGCCACGTAGGGGGCCTTGGCCACGCCCGTCGCCTGCCGCAGCAGCCGGTCAAACTCGCCGGCGGCCTGCATCTTCTCGCCGCGGTACTGCTCGTTGGCCCGCAGGATGATCCGCGCCAGCGCGGCGGCATCACCGGTGATGGCGTCCAGCGCCTTGGCGTCGGCCTCCACCTCATGCGGGATTTTCGACAGTGCCGGCAGCTCTCGCCCCACTTCCTTGCGCGTGCGCCGCAGCATGATGCCCTGCCGCCGCAGGTACTGGCCGAACTGCTCGGCGTCCTGCAGCTTGGCCTTCTCCCCGGGCGCGGAGATGCACCATTCCCGGAGGAACTCGTCATAGGTGCCCAGGCAGCCCGGCAGCAGCGGGTCGACCACATGGAAGAACTCGCACCCGTAGTTGTAGATCGGGGTGGCGGTCAGGCCCATGCGGAGCCGTGCCCGGCTGGCCAGGTGGCGGCAGGCGCTGTGGATGCTGCTGTCCGGGCTGCGCAGCTGCTGGCATTCCTCGAACACCACGTACTGCGCTATCTCCCCCAGCGTCTCAGCCCAGCCCCGGAGCTTGTGGTAGCTGACAAGGATGACGTCCGGCAGCGTGTCCCACAGATCCTTGATCCGCTGCTTCGGCTGCCGCACGAGCGGGTACGGCGCGCCCTTCCTGATGTGGTGCACGCGCAGCTGCGGCGCGAACTCGGCCAGTTTCTCCGGCCAGTGGTTCGGCAGCGCCGCCGGGTACACCACCACCGCCGGCAGATTGCCCGGCGCGGCCATGGGGCAGATGCCGGTGACCGTCTTGCCAAGGCCAAGATCGTCGGCGAGCAGCAGGCCGCCACGGATGGACAGCTGCGCACCTGCCACGCGCTGGTACTCCCGCGGCGGCTTGGCCAAGGTGAACTCCGGAATCTGCACGCGGCCGGCCAGCAGTTCGCCCAGGCTGCGCTCCATATCCACGTGCTCGGCGGCCAGCAGCTGCAGCGCGCGCTCCGTGTCGGCATCCATCGACAGCGGATAGCGCTGCGTGAACCACTGCAGCTCCCGGCTGTTCTCTGGCGTGGCCGACAGATCGATGTGCTCAGCGGCGTGCTGCCGCACGCGGGGAAACACGCGCTTCATGCGCGCGCGCACCTGCGGCTCGCAGATCACCCGCCAAGTGCTGCCGGTGGCGCTGTACAGGAGCGTTCCATAGGTCGTCTGCATCAGAGTGCCTGCCTCTTCAGGCGAATGATGTTGAAGGGCTTGCCCTGCCAGGCCGGCCGGGCAACGAGCGGGCGTTCGCCCCAGCGCTCGGTGGTGACCAGCAGCACCCCGCGCACCTGCGGCAGGTTGATGTAGCGCCCGACCTGCCGCAGAGCATCGGCGAGCGAGCCGGCCACCTTCACCTCGATCACCAGGCCGTCCAGCCAGAAGTCAGCGCGGTTGCTGGCGTCGAGCCGGTACTCGCGCACGTGCGCATGGCCGGCGTTGACCAGCACTGTAGACAGAACCTCGTGCAGCTGGACCTCCGACCCATAGCGGTAGCTGAAGCCCGCCAGCAGCCGGCCGATGCCCTTCAGCTGCAGCTGCTCTTCCATGGCGGTGCCCGGCTTCACCGGTGCCACCTCCTGCTGCATGGCGATCAGCCTTCCCATCACGGCACCTCCGGGCGAGCGGCAAGCATGGCGTCCCACAGCCCCGCAGGGGTTTCCTTGCCCCATGGGGCCCGCAAGGCTGCCATCTGCATCTCGTCGGTGGCCACCTTGGGCACAAGCACGTATCCCTCGGGCGGTGTGAGGGCGGCGACTACTGCATTGATTGCATCGCTGCCGGACAGCCTTACTTTCTCTGGGCTATCTCGCAGCGCAATGTTCCACAGTTCGCCAATCCACCCATAGCGCTCTTTCGACACGGCAGCCAGCAGCTCCCGCGCCCGCTTCTCGATGGCGTCCATCAAGAGGCCTCCGCAGCCAGTTGCAGCGCGGTGGCGGCGTCAGCTTGCGCCCAGGTCATCTGGCCCCGGTCGATGCTCTCGGCTAGCCGCGACAGCCCCTTGGCGGTCACGAGCACCTGCTCGTGCACGCGCTCCTGTTCGCCCTCGGTCCGCTGCACGCAGGCCTTGTGCACCAGCACGCCCTGCTGCAGACGGTTCTGGTAGGCCAGCCAGTTCTTGCTGCCGGCGCGGCGGTAGATCCAACCGTGCTCGGACAGCCAGGCGAAGAGCTGGCGCGGCTGCACCTGCAGCATCTTGGCCGCGGTGCTGATGTTGAAGGCTCCATCGGCTTGGGTCAGCCTCAGCAGCGCGCGCACCTGCGGTTCCTGGTACTGCACGCGCGCCTCGAGAATCTCGGCCTTCTCACTGTAGGAGAGCAGCAGCGCGCGCAGCGTCGCCGGATCGGTCAGCGCCTGCATCGGGTCGGGTGCCGGTGCGCCGGCCGCCAGCGCGTCGTAGGCGCGGATCACCTGCAGGCTGAAGCTGGGGCTGATCCACATGGCGTAGGCGTAGACCAGCTCGCGCACCACGTAGCTGCCGCCGTAGCGACCGGCCACCGAGTGCACGGGGTAAACCCGGGATTCCCCGGAATTGACCAGCTCGGCCACCAGTTCCTCGGTCTGCTTCAGGCGCTGCCAGTCGCTCGGCTGGTGCCGCTTGGCGCCGCCGGCGGCCTGGTGCAGATCGTTCAGGCAGAACCTGCCCACGTCGTCGCGGCGCACGCTGGCGCCACCAACCATCATCGCGTTCAAGAGAACACCTCCGTTTTCCAGCCGCCGCCGGGGGCGCGCTGGACTGCCAGGAATCGGAACGGGTACATCTCGGCGGCCACCTTCACCTTCACGCGGGCGTCCTCCTCCCAGAAGCCCTTCACCTCGTGAGCCTCCAGGTCGCCGGCGGCCGTCATCACGAAGAAGTCGATGGTGAGGTGGGTCTTCTCGGCCAACTTCAGCTTCACGGACTCGAATCGGAACCATGCGATCTCGCCGGCGGCCATCTGCAGCGCCAGGTGAGCGGCGTAGGCCTCCTCGGTCTTGTTCATCTCGCCGGGCACATGCCGGGGCCGTCCGCGCGCGACCTTGCCGGCGGCGTTGCCACTGCCAGTGGACTGCGCCACCGCCGGCGGGCGATAGGCGCGCGGCGCTGTCGGGGCTGGTGCGGCGGCAGCGGTGCTGGACTGGCTCTGGACCAGACGGCGCATGCCCTCCGGCATGTCCTGCGTGGAGGCGTAGCGCAGCGAGCGACTGGACGTTTTCTTCGGCGGCATCAGGCGGATGCCTCCGCAGCGCCCCACACGCGCAATGCGCGCTGCCGGAAGGCTTCGAACTCGTGCCGGGCGCGCAGCTGCGCGGCCTGGTGCTCCCGGTCCATCTGCTCGAGCATGCAGTCGAACTCGACGTTGAGCAGGCCCATCAGCTGCTCCATGGAAATACCGCCCCGGGTGCGGAGGGTCGGCGCCGGTGCCAGCTGCGGCATGGCCAGCTGCTGCTGCCCGGACGGCGGCAGGGGCATGCTGTCCACGCGGCCGGCATCGGTGACCGCCCATGTGGCCTCCGGCCGCCCGTGGCGAGCACTGACGCGGTTCTCGCAGCGGCTCACCAACCCATCCCGGTCGAGCTCGCGCAGCAGGCCGGCCGCAGCGGCGGTCGTCAGCAGCATGGCCTCGCGCGGTGCGCCGCCCTCGAGCGCGGCGTTGCCCATCAGCTCCAGTGCCTCGGCCGCGGTGCTGTCGCCGTGAACGCCTAGGCAGAACAGGATCAGCTGCCGCTGGTAGGCGCGGATATCAGCCTGCTCCATGTGCGCCTCCGAAACCCAGCTCGGCAGCGGCGAGCGCCATGGCGCTGCGCGCGGCAGCGCGATCGCCTACCACCAGCACTTCCGGCTTCGGCGGGGGCAACGCGGCCACTGGCGCGGGAACAGCGCCGCCGTCCATGACGTGCTTCACCGCCCGCTCGTAGGCGTTGGCCAGCATGCGCTGCTGCAGCGCGCCGCTCTCCGCGGTGCGGTAGGCATGCAGGTCCAGCTTCGACCGCACCAGCACCGTGAACCCGCTGTGGGCCTGGCCCGGCTGCATCTGGCCGTCGACTTCGGCGAGCGCCGGCACGCCCAGGCACATGGCACGGAACTGGCCGGGGTTCGGTGGCCACTGCAGCGCGGTGCGCAGGCAGTTGGCCAGCCCTTCCGCCACCTGCCGGGGGGTGATGCCGGACATCACCTGGAACCACAGCTCACCGGCGGTGGTCAGGCTGCCCGCGTTGTTCACCGGGGCGGCGCCGTTCTCGCGCACCCACTTCCCGGGGAACATGCCGGCCATGCGCTCCCACACGGTCCACAGGGCGCTCACCGCGCGCTGGTCCGGGTCAGTGCTGGACGCATTGGAATTCGCCTTCGATGACGTCGCTGACTGCTCCGACAAAGCCGCCAGCTGCCGCGCGCTGTTCGTGGCGTCGTCGCTCCTCTGCGACGTGTTCGGCAGAACCGAGTTGAGGGGTTGCATTGGGGCCTCCGGGATTGGTGGTGTTCGTCGGCGTTGCGCCGGCGGCTTTTCGGCTTCGAGCGGCCTGGATTGCCCAGGGGAAGGGCTTGGCCACAGGTGGGGATCGGGACAGCGCCTCGGTGACGGTGTCGGCCAGCTCCTGCGGCGTCACGCCTTCGGCCAGCGCGGCGAGCAGGTCAGGGTGGCTCGGGTTGGTCGAATGGCAACCGGCCTGGCGCATCAGCACACACGCACGCCCCGCATCGGACGCACCGCTCAGAGATCCTTGAGCGTGCAGTGATGTATCTGGAGTAATAGATATGGGGTCTGGGGTCTGGTTACCCGTGTTCACGCCTGTGTTCACACCCCCTGTCACGCGTGACTCGCCGTGACTTGTCACGCGTGACAGGTGGGCAGTGGTCACGCGCTCATCCCCGGTCACATGCGTGACGTGCAGCGCCTTCAACTCCGCCATCGTGGCCATGCCGCTTGGGACGACGCCCACGTTGCGCAGGTCTTCGAACAACATCGTGCGCCGCGCGCGCGTGCGCGCCTGCCGCTCCGCTTCGGCGGCCTTCCTGTCCTCCCGGCGCCCCTGCCCGTCAGCAATGCGGACCTGGGCGGTGGCGATCTGCTCGTCGCAGCGCTTGCTGTGGCGCAGACCGTCCTCACCCACCGGGAAGTAGCGCTCGGCGACCTTCTTGACCGCGGCCTTGTCACCCGCGCTGATGGCGCCGGCGATGATGTACAGCTCCGCCGGACTTTCCGGCAGCGCCTGCTCTTCCGCGTAGTAGGCGAGCATCAGCTTGAAGTAGGCGCCGTGCTCGATCAGGGACAGCCGCGTGGTGTCCTTGAGGTAGTCGCCGGGGTACATCTCGAAGTAGATCACGCCCTATCCCCCGCGCCGCGCAGCAGCGGCGCCAGCGGCACCGGATCCGGGGAGGTGCCGGGAGCCGGATTCCTGGGCACATCGGCCAGACACAGTGCGTCGGCCAGGCTGCGCCGCCAGCGGAACGCGGTCGCGCGGCTGACGTTGAACCGGCCCTGCACCTGCTGGACGGTGGGGAAGTTGGTGCAGCACGTGGTCACCCACAGCGCGAAGTCGATAACGATCTTCGTCTGGCAATGGCCATCGAGAGCGGCCTTGCGGCGGTGGTCGGGCGCGCGCGTGGCGGCAGCCACGTCGCAAAGGCCGCTGATGCGCTGCGCGCCGCAGACGGTGCCCAGGCTGGCGACGGGGCTCATACTGCCTCCCCTGGCCGGCCTGCGGCCGGAAACTGACGCCCGAGCGCAGCTGACAGCGGTTTGGCGGCCGGGATCCTCCCGCGCGCGGCCGCCGGATCATGCAGGTCATGCAGCGCGGTCAGCCACCGGTATGCCGTGGCACGGGACAGATTGAACTTCGCCTGCAGGGCATCCACCTGCAGCGGCGGCGGCTGTTCCTTCGCCCAGAGCACTACGTCGACCATGGGCAGCAGCTGCACAGCTTTCTCGGGAATGCGGCGGCCGGCGGCATCGAACTCGCCGACCACAGCAATCGCCCAGCTCACCATCGCGGCGGTGCTCATTGGCTTCCACCGCTCACCGCCCGCGGTGCCAGCTCCTGCAGGTGGCCGGTGACGTACTGCCTGGCGGTGGTCAGCTCGGCTTCCAGCTGGCCCATCTCGTCCAGCGCGCGGCGCATCTCAGGGATGTCCATCGCGCAGATCCGGCCATCGGCCAGGATGTTGGTCAGCGCCTCGAGGGTGTGGCCAAACTCCACCGACAGGCGGGCCACGGCCAGGACGCCGGCATGCGGCTCCATCATCGGGATCCGCGCGCCGAGGAAACCATAGCGCTGGGCCAGTTCGCGGGAGCAGGCATCGCGCCACTGCGGCGGCAGCGCGCGCACCCAGGACTCTTCCAGGTCCACCGGCATTTTGACCGTGCCGTTGCGGATACGGCCGACGATCTGGGCATTCGCCTTCAGCGCGCGCTCGATGCTGTCTGCATCGGTGCCGGCATGGAACTGGATGATGCGCTCGGTCGGAGCCACGTCCGCCAGGTACTGCTCGGCGATGGCCTGGGCAAGGCTGCTGTCGGTGTGGCCGCTGTTGCGGACAGCATCGGTCGTGTGGCGGAACACCACTGCGGACCGGGGCTCGTGGTACTGAGGATCAGGCTTCATTTACGCACCTCGGGAGGCGATGCAAAGTGGTCGCCATGGACAGGACGACCGGAATTCAAGGATTTGGAGCCGCCCCCCTTGCGATAGGCTGGATGTGCGAACAACACAGCCCGCAAGGAGGGCGACATGGCAAAGAAGACAGCTACACCTACCCGGAACGAGAAGAACGAGAACCGGTATCAGAGCCACTTCTGGAGGGCTCAGGCGGATTACGCTTTGGAAGTGTTCGGGGATTCGCTGAAGGCAAGCCAGGGCTGGAAGAACGACCTGTCCGGGCTGGACGCTGTGCACTATTTCCTGGTGCAGAAGCACAACTGGCTTCCCTCAGTCGTGCGGGCAATGTCTCTGGAAGACCTGCAATTTGCTTTGACCGAAGAAATGCAAGGTTGGAAGCTGCCCAAAGACGCTGGCGGTCAGTAGGGCAAGTAGCTCCTTCAGCTTCCAGTGCGAGTTTCTGGCTGCGCAGCATCTCCAACTTGCTGCGCAGCTTCTCCATGGTGCCGAGACGACGCTTCTTTGAACGGGCCATGGCTCAGGCCCCCTCAACCGGAACGATGCGGTTTGCGTCCGGGTCGTTATCGGGCAAGCGCTGCAGCGCCTGGAAGTGGGCTGGCATCAGCACGAAGCGCAGCTTCAGTGCCCATAGGTCATCGATCTGGCCGTCAGGCCACTGGTACACGGCCGACGGCGTGATACCGAGAGCGCGCGCAAGCGCGGCGGCATTGCCGTCGTAGGCGGCAATGGCTTCTTCCTTGGTGATCCGGGGCATGTTCATGGCCCCATATAAGCACGCTTCCATTGCACATGCAAGCACGCTTACTTAACGGACTAATAAGCTCGCTAACATGACTACTGCTCTCGCCACCCGCCTGAAGCGCGCACGTACTGAGTGCGGCATCACCGAGCCCGCCGACGCTGCACGTCGTGCCGGCATCACTGCATCAGCCCTCTACCAGCTGGAGGACGGCAAGACAAAGTCGCTCAGCGGCGAGACGGCGGTGAAGCTGGCCCGTGTCTACAAGCCTTTCCGTGTCGAATGGCTGATCACTGGCGAGCTGCCTGAGCGCTGGGACGAGTCTCATGGATCCTCGATATCAGTCAGTGAGACACCCGCTGGCTATGTTCGCCTTCGAGTAATGGAAGGCGAGGCTTCAGGGGGCTTTGGCGCAATGAATCAGGATTACCCGGACGTGGTCCGGGAGCTCGACATCGCAGAGTGGCAGGTTCGCCAGCAGCTGGGCTTCGTGCCCGAAGGTGATCGCGTGCGCCTGGTGACCGTGCGTGGGGATTCGATGTATCCCGACATCAAGAATGGCGACGTGGTGTTCGTCGACGTTGCCAAGGACTACTTTGACGGCGATGGCCTGTACCTGATCAACCTGCACGGGCTGACCTACGTTAAGCGCCTGCAGCTGCTGCGGGATGGGCTGCACGTCATCAGCACCAACCGGAAGTACCTGAGCGAGGTCGTTCCGCCCCACGAGGCTGATCAGCTGCACGTGGGTGGCAAGATCCTAGGCTTGGCGCTGCTGCGCAGCGCACAGGAAGTCTGAAGCTAGAAAGACTTCGCGTCCTGCAACCGCCGAGCTTGCTCTCGGTTCTTCTCCGCCGTGGTGCGCACGGTAATGATTCCAGTGTTCACCGCATTCACAATTCCGTTGAATTGAACTTGCACCCCCGGTAGATCCCAGGAAGCACGTGGGCTGGTGAACTTTGCGCCAACCCCAGAGATGACCTGAGCAGTGTCTTCCGTTGTCGGCTTCCCAAGCTTCAGCTTCAGCTGCTCGAAAATTTCTTGCGCGTGCGCAAAGCCGTCGGTGGTGACGGTCAAACCCGCTACCTTTCCGTCGACCACAGAGGCGAACACGACGCCCGTGCCCACCGGCCTCTTGTTGCGGACCGGAACGATGCTCAATTCGGGGTTGTGGCGAAGATTGGTTTCACTGCCAGGCCGCATGTTGCTGGCCATCCAACAGGCTGAGGTGGCCGCTTCCGTCTTGTAGACGGCGCCGCCATAGGGAATGTGCTCCATCGGGCATTCCGGCCCGAGCCTTCCACCTACCTCGATCCCCATAAACTCGAACGCAGGAACTTGATTGACCTTCGCAGGAAGACCGCTGGCCTCGATAGGTTCAAACCTCAATCCCTTATCAGCGGCGGCCACTGTTCCAGAGGCGCAAACCAGCAGCAGCACAAGCACTTTCCCCCAATCCATCCCCGCTACTCCCTCTCCTTTAGGGTAGTAGCGTAGAAGCACGCTGAATAAGCGTGCTTGCATTCTCCGTATTAGCGTGCTTTTATAGCTGCGCAGCCGGCTTCTGCCGCCCACGGAGAGAAACGCAATGCCCCTGTCCACCAGCAACCTGCGCTCGGCCCGCCTTGGCCTTGTCGCCCTCGCCTGTTTCATCGTCCTGGCCGTTGCGGCCTGGGCTTCGCCCGGCGACGAGCCGGCGGCTGATGCCGCTGGTGACGCCCCGGATGGGCTGGTGATCACCAGCCCGCGCATCTGCGCCGCCCTGGCCGTTTACGAGCTGGCTGCCGCGGACGACTGGGGCCTGCGCGCCACCGTCGCCAACACCAGCCTCAACGCCTTCCGCACCGCAGAGCGCGTGCCCGACTGCGCCCCTGGCATCACCAAGGCCCTCACCCACAGCTTCCAGCCTGAGCGCTGGCAGCTCGCCCTGGACGCGGCCGATGCCGTGCTGAGCGGCTCCTACCAGGTCTCCCCGGCAGCATGCGTCCGGGCCAATGCGGTTGTCCCCCTGTCGACCGCAGACGGCAAAGAGCCGAGCACGTCCCCCGTGCTGGCCCGGGCGCAGTGCGTGATGTACGACCTGGCCTTCATCGAGGTGGCGCCGTGATCGCCGGCCTGCGCACCGAGCCGCGCGCCGCGATGGTCGGCGGCCAGCGCCTGCCCCTCAGCCCCACCGAGTCGAAGGTGCTGCAGCTGATCATCGACGCCGGCGACACACCGGTCAGCCGCGCAGCGCTGGAAGAGAAGCTGTACGGCGCTGCCGGCAGCAAGTCGAACACCGTGCAGGTGACTGTCTGCCGCCTGCGCCAGAAGCTGATCCAGCATGGCTACAGCATCAACGCCACCCGCAGCCGCGGCTACACGATCAGCAAGGACGGTGCCGCGTGATCGCCGTCATCAGCTACCCGCTGGCCGAGCGCGCCGCCGGCGCCGCCAGGGCCGTGGCCACTGCTGCTGCCGGCATGGGCTTCGCCCCGAACCAGGTGGCCGCTGCCGCTGACGTTGCAGCCTTCGCCGTGCTGGACCGCCGCGCAAGCGCAGGCCGCGCCATCGCAGACGTGCGCAAGTCTTTGCGCCGCATGCTGCGCGCGCAAGGTGGTCAGCCATGAGGGCCCCGGGCATCAAGCTGCCGGCACCGGCACTGACCCCTGACCAGCGCGCGGCTCTGGACCGTGCCAAGAAGCCGCGCCGGCACCCGTACCGCATTCACCATGGCAGCGGGCAGGAGCAGCGCGAAGCAGCAGAGCGCCGAGAGCGAATCGCGCCGGGCGTGCACCGGATGGTGCGCTGATGGCCGGCCTGCACTGTCTGGGCGGCGGCCACGACGCGGTGATCGTCAGCACGATCACGCCGACGGCAGAGCAACGCTTGGCGCGGTACCGGTCAGCGCTGGCCGCGCACCCCGACCGCTTCCACGGACTGCGGGTGCAGTTCGGCGAAGTGCAGCAGCGCGTGATCAAGTCCGGCCACCCCATCAACTACGCCGCCTGGCAGAAGCGAATGCCCGCGCTCTGGCCGCGCCACCAGAACTCCTGAACCCACCCCGGAGAACACCATGCCAACTATCACCGTCGACGTGGACCTCGATGATTTCGACGATGACGACCTGCTGGAAGAGTGCAAGGCGCGTGGCCTGGACGTCATCGCTAAGACTGCGGCTAGCGACCCAGGCACATCCGAGCTTGTGGTTGAACGCGCCTACCTGGCGGCCCGCTCGATGCAGTCCATCCCGCAGGAACTGAAAGATCTGTTCTGGCTGATTCACGGCCGTGCGATCGCCTGACCTCGATAGAGGCATGCCATGGACCACAGGAACCAGCTCGACATCTTCGACCACGACCCAGCCCGGCTGGCCAAGGCGAATCGCGCAGCCGCCGAGCACGCCCTGACCGATCCGTTCTTCTCCGCAAAGGTCCGCCAGGACCGACACGACCACTACATCGCCGAAGCCGTGCGCCTTGAGCGCCTGGCAGCAATGGCCGCGCCGCCGGCCACCACCACAGCCTGAGATCTCCCGATGAATCAGCCTCAGCCCAGCGCCTCACCCACTCCCCATCCCATTCCCGACAGCGCGGTCGAAGCATTCCGCGCCGCCTATGCCGCACATGGCAGCCAGAAGGGATACGCCGATGCCATCCGCGCCGGCCTCGCTGCTGCAGCGCCACTGGTCAGCCAGGACGCGATGCTCTCGCTGGAGCAGGAATCGCACAGCCACCTGGTGCGCCAGCTCGATATCGCCCTGAACGGCGAGGCCTCGGCAGCGCGCGTGCCGGTCTTGGCTGATCTCCTGAGCCAATGCCAGCAGGAAGCTGCCCGCCGGCATGGCCCGGTGCTGGCGACCATGCCCGGCGACACCGCAGCTCACGTGCGCAACGTCTACATGGCCCTTGCCGACAGCGCGCGCGCGCTCAGCGATTCTGCACTCGCCATGAGCGACAAGACGGTCCGCGAACTGGTGGCGATGAGGATCAGTGAGGCCGACAGCAAGGCGGTGGGCCAGTGAGCGCGCCTTCTCGGACCGGCTTCGTCAGCTTCGGCGATGCGAGCATCAGCGTGTGGGAAGAACCGAGCATGCCCCTGGTGCACGGCAACGCCTGGGAGCGCCAGTTCAAGACTGACGTGTTCGCACGGATCGTCCAACAGCTGAACCGGATGGGCTGGGTGTGCGAAATCCCGGCCGATCTGATCGAACGCTATGGGATCAGCTTCGCTCGACGGGACCGCTACTGCCGAAAAGGCGACTTGCATGCGCAGCTGAGCATCCAAGGTCGCCACATCGAGCTGAATATCTGGCAGGAGTTGCACAACGTTTCCAACCGCAACGGGGGTCGCTACGACTTCGACAAAGAGCAGCGCATGTCGTATCTCCTGCGCCTGCAGATGGAAAACACCCGCCGCCGGCTTCGCGACTACCTGGTCAACGTGTTCGATGGATACACCTTCCAGCCGCCCAGGATCACCAGTCCTAACCCATGCCCTCTGGCCTACTTCAACCAGCATTGGGATGGCGAGTACGAGAGGAAGCGTGGAACCCACAGGTTCGACCGCGGTGCCGACGGCTGGCCTTCTGAGAAAGCACTCGGAAGCTGGGCCAGGAAGGATGCGGATGGAGTTGCTCTCCAGCATGGCGACGTGCGCTGCGTTCGCGACCAGACGGGACGGTTGCGCAGGGGGCGAGTTTACGGCGGCATCAACGGTATGTGGATGCTTGTCTACGGACCTGGCCCGCGTGACTACATGCACGAAAGCGCAGGGGAGTTCTTCTCCTACGCATCAGGCATGCCACGCAAGGTTGCGTCTGCCTATCAAGCCAACAAACGGCTGCAGCAGCAGCTCGCGCTGGCGATCAGCAACCAGAATTTTGAGCGCGCCATCGTCCTTCGCGATGTGACGGCACAGCGCGCGCAGGTGGCCACCCATGGGTAAGGGCATGCCTATCGGCCTTTGCTGCGCCTGCGATGAACCGCTCGACCTCAGCGATGCCGGTATCTGCAAGACCTGCGGCAACGGCTTCTGCTGGAACGAGTGCGGCTCGTGGCACCACGGCCAACATACCTGCTCCACCTGCATGGACGCCGACGACGGCGACCAGGACGACGACGAGGAAGATTCCAATGGCTGACGGCTCCCGCTCCTTCAACTTCCCCGCGCCGCAGCGCTCCCGCCTGCGACCGGGCGAAATCGTGGTCGACCTGTTCGCCGGCGGCGGCGGCGCCAGCGAAGGCCTCAAGCAGGCCCTCGGCATCGATCCCGCCCTGGCCTACAACCACGACGAGCTGGCCATCGGCATGCACGCCGCGAATCACCCGCTCACCCAGCACCACCGCGAGGATATCTGGCACGCCGACCCGCGCGTGGACGTGGCCGGCCGCCCCATCGGCTGGTTCCATGCCTCTCCGGACTGCACCCATTTCAGCCAGGCCAAGGGCGGCCAGCCGCGCAGCCGGAAGACCCGTGCCCTGTCGTGGGTGGTGTTGAAGTGGGTTGGCCAGCTGCTGCGTGCTGACCGCCTGCACGGCACCAACACCGCGCCGCGCATCATTTCGATGGAGAACGTCTGGCAGATCCTCACCTGGGGTCCGCTGGTGACCAAGCGCTGCAAGGCCACCGGCCGCGTCATCAAGATGGACGGCACCGTTGCAGCGCGCGGCGAGCGCGTGCCGGTCGAGAACCAGCAGCTGGTGCCGGACAAGCGCCACAGCGGCCGCACCTGGCAGCAGTTCGTAGCCGCGCTTCGTGCGCTCGGCTATGTGGTCGAGTGGCGCAAGCTGGTCGCCAGCGACTACGGCGCTGGCACCAGCCGCGAACGCCTGTTCCTGCTCGCGCGCCGCGACGGCGAGGCCATCGTGTGGCCGGAGGCCAGCCACGGCCCCGCACCGGGTCAGACGCCGCGCGTCACCGCTGCCGACTGCCTGGACTTCTCCATCCCCTGCCCGTCCATCTTCACCCGCGCCCGGCCTCTGGCGGACGCCACCATGCGCCGCATCGCCAAGGGCGTCATGCGACACGTCATCAAGTCGGCCGATCCCTTCATCGTGCCAGTGACGCATCAAGGCGGCGACCGCGTCCACGACGTACGTGATCCCATGCGCACCATCACCGCCGCCAACCGCGGCGAGCTGATGCTGGCTGCACCTGAGCTGGCTCCCTTCATCGCCGAGCATGCCAACGCCAGTAACCAGCGCACGATGGCCGCCGACGAGCCGCTGCGCACGGTCTGTGCCGGGGTGAAGGGTGGTCACTTCTCCGTGGTGACGCCGATCCTTGCCGGCGTCGGCGGCCGGGCCGGCCAGTCCGAGCCGCGCTCGGGCAGCGAACCGCTCTACACCATGACCACCAAGGCAGACACTGCGCTGGTGGCCCCGCACCTGGTCAAGTTCCGGGGCGACAGCGTCGGTACGCCGGCCACCGAGCCAGTGCCAACCATCACCTCTGGTGCTGGCGCTGCGCGCCCGGCCGGCGCCGCGCACGCTCTCGGCGTGGCCTCTGCCTCGCTGGTCACATTGCGGCGGAACATGGTCGGCGCCGACGCACGCACGCCGCTCACCACCGTGGCCGCGCAGGCAGAGCACCACGCCGTTTCCAGCGCCTTCATGGTCCAAGCGGCACATGGTGAGGGGAAGCCGGGCGGCGTCCAGCGCTGGGGCAACGGCAGCAAAGATGCGCGCGCTCCCGTCGGCACGGTCACTGCCAGCGGCAATGGTGGACAGGCCATGGCCCAGGCCGAACTGGCGCAGCTGACTCCCGATCAGGAGGCCGGTGCTCTGCGCGTCGCCGCGTTCCTGGTGAAGTACTACGGCAGCGGCATTGCGGTCGACCTGCACGACCCGGTGGACACCATCACCACCAAGGACCGTCTGGCGCTGGTCACCGTCCACATCCAGGGCGTGCCGCACGTCATCGTGGATATCGGCCTACGCATGCTCAAGCCGCACGAGCTGTACAGCGCGCAGGGCTTCCCGCCCGGCTACATCATCGATCGCACGGCCAACGGCACGCCGCTCAGCACCAGCGCCGCCGTGCGCATGGTCGGCAACAGCGTCAGCCCGCCGCCGCTGCGCGCCTTGGCCGAGGCCAATCTGGACCGCGTGCCCAACAGCATGGCGGCGGCCGCGTGACCGGGTTCAACCAAGCCAAGCACACCGCGCGCGTGTTCCTCTCGGAATGCTGCGCACGCCGGCACGGCCACGGCTTCTGGTTCGCCTTCAACGCTGCACAGCGCGCGCGCATGCGCGCCTCTGCACCTGCCCAACTGCCGGCGCCGTCGGCCCAACTGGACCTGTTCGCATGATCCACATCGGGGACTGCCGCTCGATCATGGCCAGCATGGAGCCTGATTCCATAGACGCGATCGTGTGCGATCCGCCGTACGAGCTGGGCTTCATGGGCAAGGCCTGGGACTCGACTGGGGTCGCCTTCGATCCGGCGACGTGGAAGCAGGCACTGCGCGTGGCCAAGCCTGGCGCCTTCCTGATCGCGTTCGGTGGCAGCCGTACTCACCACCGCGTCGCCTGCGCTATCGAAGATGCGGGCTGGGAGATCCGCGACACCATCATGTGGATCTACGGACAGGGCTTTCCGAAGAGTCGCAACGGGGAATGGGGAGGAACCGGCCTGAAACCAGCCCACGAGCCGATCGTACTGGCCCGCAAGCCTCTGGCTGGCACGATCCAGAGCAACCATGCCGCCTATGGCACTGGAGGCCTCAACATCGACGCCTGCCGGGTTCCAACCGATGACAAGCTCGGCGGCGGTGATCAGTCCCCGGCTCTGAAGACCGGTGCTGATGGCTGGAGCCGTCCATGGATGCAGGATGTCGATGCCAAGGCGGCACACGCTGAGCGGTGCAATGAAAACGTGGCCAAGGCTGAGGCTCTCGGCCGGTGGCCGGCCAATGTCATCCACGACGGTAGCGCGGAAGTACTCGCTGCTTTTCCGCATGCACCTGGCCAGAAGGCGAACATCAGCACCAGCGCCGAGAGCGAACGCCTGGGCCATGTGTACAGCGGTGGCCAGCTGAAGCGCAGCGGCGAACAGAGTGCTGACAGCGCCAATCACGGTGAAGTGGGGTTCAAGATGAAACCCGGCGCCCGCCGCGCGGACAGCGGAAGCGCGGCTCGATTCTTCTACTGCGCCAAGGCCACCAGGAAGGACCGCAACGAAGGCCTTGAATCTGGCGCGGTACCGGCAACGCGCGCCGGCGCGACGATGCGCGAACGCGAGACCGCTGACTGGTCTGCGCGAAACGGGAATCACCACCCCACGGTGAAGCCGACCAGCTTGATGCGCTACCTCTGCCGCCTGGTCGCACCAGCCGGCGGCTTGATACTCGACCCCTTCACCGGAAGCGGAAGCACAGGCTGCGCCGCGATCGCCGAAGGCTTTCAGTTCGTTGGGATCGAGTTGGATCCCGCCTATGCAGCAATCGCCGAGGCGCGGTGCAACACCGTCCAGCCCGGCCTGGCACTTGGAGAAATTGCATGAGCCCTGGCCCCAGAGCCGCAGCCGTCCGCGCCGCGCTGCGCGGCGCCGCCCCCGCGAACGCTTCCGTCCGCGACATGATCAGGAGGTACTGCCGCGAGCACGGTAAACCGCTGATCTGCCTCGCCCCGGCCTGGAGATGCAAGACGCTCAGCGTGTGGCGCGTGTTCGGTCGCCGGCGGCCGCTGCTGCCCCGCCAGGTGGAGGGTGTCATCACCCTGTTCCAGCTGGACGAATTCGACGCCAACGACCTGCGCCTGCGCGCCGCGCGCGAGGCCGGCTGGAACATCGACCCATCGATGCTGCTGAAGGGGGATGCTTGAGCACCAGCAACACGAGCATGAAGGCAGGGGAGCCGGTGGTCAGCGACACGTTGCGTGCCATGCGCGACGCAGCGCGCGCCGGCGGCGCGGTACCGGCCGAGCAGGTAGGCGAGTGGTTCCAGGCAATCCGGGATCAGCTGTATGCGGAGCAGCGGCCGGTGCGGCTGGAGTCGTGCGCAACAGGTTCCCCCCACTGGATCGAGGTCGATGAACGCGGGTGGCACCGGGCGCGGAAGGAGCGGCACAGGCTGCGCGCGCTCTATGTCCATCCGCTGCTGGAAGAGCGCCGCAAGGGAACGCTGGATCACGTCTGGTCCGCTGACCGCACCCACTGCACCAGGTGCAACTCGCCGCATGACTGGGCAGATCCATTCTGCGATCCCCCGAAGGAGCCGGTGCGCATCGCCCCGAAGCGGCAGCCATACAACCCTCGTTGGGTGCTGCCTGCCCTGGACCGCCTGCAGCTCGCACTGCGGCGGGAAAGCAAGCCGGAACGCGACAACTGGAACCGCCAGATCGAGCAGATGCGCAGATCCATCGAAGAGCACACGAAGGAGGCCCAGCCTTGAACACCGAACAACTCACGCAGACCAGGCCGTCCCCGCTGGCCCACCAGCAGCGCAGCGCGATCGCGGTTGCCGCTGCACTTGAAACCGCCCTGACCAGTTCGGAGCAGACCGCCGCCGGCGGATGGTCGCTGACCTTCACCTTCGTGGGTGAGCCCCAGCTGCTGGCAGCACGCGACGCCTGGCGCGCGTACGCATACTCCACGATAGACGCACCGGTGCCGCTGGCGGTAACGGCGAGCCAAAGGCTGACGGCCCAGATCGGGCAGGCCCTGTTCAACGATCCCACCATGGACCTGATGCAGATCGCCAACCAAGTGGTCAGCGCACGCGCGGCGTCGCCGGTGCCGCTGATGCCCGCATTGAATCCTGAAGCAACGGAGGCCAATCATGGGCGCAGCTGAAAACATCCCCGAAGTCCTGCTGAAGCTCGAACAGGTCGAAGCCCAGACCGGGATGAAGAAGAGCTACATCTACCGCGAAATGAAAAAGGGAACCTTCCCACCCAGCCACATGATCGGCGTCAGCAAGGGCTCGCGCTGGTATCAGAGCGACGTCCAGCGCTGGATCGAATCACGGAGCAAAGCCCCGCGGTGGGCGCCGGAGAACGCGTCGCGGGCGGCGGCCAACTGCGATGGCAGCGGAGCCTAA